CACCAAGATTAAATGTCCAAGAGACTAATGCATCAAATTGGTGTTGACTTAATGGAACTGTTACAGATTTTTCTACTGCATCTTCATAGACTTCTAAATCTTCTAGCAATAATTCTTCTGCACGTTCTTGTGATATGGTCATGCCCATTTCTATACCTTTAGTTGAACCATAACCAATGGTAGGAACATTAGCAGCACATAAGTAACTTTCTAATTTGCACCCTTCAAACTTTTTGATAAGTGCGATTCCTTCTTTTGATATCTTCATATTATTCTCCCCATGTTCCATCTTCACGAACTTTGGCTTTTTTTGTGCCACCCCAGTATTCAACTGCGTGTCCTTCTTTGATAAGCATTTTGCAAATGTCTTGATTATTTTCATTATATGGTATTCCCAGTATTCTTCCGTACTTGCCTTTTCCTAATGATTGAACTTTAAAAGCACCAAAACAAAGTTCTTTAAGTCTTTGTTTTGCTTTTAAACCTAGTGCTTTTTCCTCTAAATTTTTTGTACGAGATTCAGGTGTATCAATTCCTGCTAATCGTACTCTTTGTTTGTGGAGTTTGACATCAAAACCTAAATCTAGAGTCACGTCTATGGTGTCTCCATCTACTACCCTTTCTAGTATAGCGTTGTATACGAATGGCGTGACTGATTTAGACATAGCTTTTTACTTTTGTTTAGCTTTGCCAATGTTGAGTGCAAGTAATTCAATAAGTTTGTATAACTTAGCAATCATTGCATCATCTTTAGGTGTAGGAGTTAAAGCACAGATTATGGATGCACCGCAAACAACACCTGTAATTATTCCTAACCATTCTCCTATCATTCCTATCATATTAATCTCCTATATAATGAATGAACCTCAAGTCTATCAAATTATTTGTTCTCTGACACCTTTTCTTCTTCATTATCTTTTTTATCATAGTCTCTATAATATTTCACAATTGATAAAGTATCTCTTAGATATCTTTTTATTTCTGCCATATTCATAGATAGATTTTCATATTCTTTACTGGTTAAAGAGTAATAAGCTATGGCAGGAGCAGAGCCATTCTCGTAATTTTCTAGGTACTCTTTCATTAAATCAGGAGTTAATATTTCCCAGTCAATATCAACCAATCCAACTTCTAGGGGTAAAGGTGGATGGTAAAGGGGGACTGGCTCTGCAATCGTTACGACCTCAACAGGTTTAGCAGTGGGCATCATAGAACAGTTTGCAATAACAAAAAGACATGATATTAATATTATGCTTTTAACTTTCATCATCAAACTGGTTTGGGTCTGTTAAGGCTATTATTTCTTCTTTGACTTTTTTAGTTCCCTTGTTCACAATATTTTCTATTAACTTAGGTTTATTCAATGCTAAATTATCTAAATCATGTTTTGCAAAGGTTGTTCGTAGTTTGTTTACTTCTCTTACTGCTTCCTGTTTTTCTTTTTCTATTGCTTGTATCTGCTTTTGTGCCTTCTCTTGGTTGGCAAGATAAGTTTTAATTGATTCGTTTTGTTGTGCTATGGATTGTTCTAAGGCTATCTGATTGCCCTTTAAAGTAGAAATAATGTCTTGTAATCTATCAATATACCAAAATGAACCACTAGCAGTAACTAGCAATAAACCGCCTAGTATTATTGATAACTTGAATCCCATGTATACACCTGTAATTTCTCGCTTTTACCTTTAGCTTCTATTGGTTCTAAAGGTATCAAATCAAATTCTATCGCATTTTCTGTGGTTTGACCAATAAGCAAATCTACACCTGCTGCTTTTGTACCTGATTCAAGTCTTGCAGCCACATTTACTGCATCACCTATAGCTGTATAATCAAATCTATTTTCACTACCCATATTTCCTATAACCGCATATCCAGTATTGATTCCTATGCCTATAGTGACTGGTTTAATTCCTTTATCTACAAGAACATAATTTAGTTCTTCCATATTTTTTTGTATATCCATAGCACAAGCCAAAGCCTTAGTTTCATGGTTTTCTAAATCAAGAGGTGCATTAAATATTGCCATCATTGCATCACCAATATATTTGTCTACCATACCGCCATGTTTTTGAACTGCTTTTTGTTGAGCAGTAAGTGCTTGATTCATAATGTAAGTTACTTGTTCAGGTTCTAATGATTCTGACAAAGCTGTAAATCCACGAACATCTGTAAATAAAAAAGTAGCGTATCTTTTTTCTCCACCAAGTTTTAAAAGTTCAGGATTCTTCTGTAACTGTTTAACTTGTCTTGGGTCAAGATAATGTTCAAATTGTTTTTTAATTTGCAACCTCAGTTTAAATTGTTCTCTAAATCTGAGGTAGAAAGCTATAGAACCAGTTATAAACTGTGATATTAAAGTCCATGTAACATCAATTAATAAACCCCTGTGGATAAGTTCATATCCTGTATAAGCTGTTGATAACATTATTCCTAGACCTAATACTAAACCCCATGTTATGCCTAAAGTGTTTAATACAAGCCATATCATGCTAACTGATACTACAAATATAAGTATTTCTAGTGCTAATGCCCAATCAGGAATATAAGGGCTATCTTGTATTAAGATTGATTCTGCTAAAGCACTTTGTATTTTATGTGGTTCTAATAAACCAACTGGAGTTGCTATCTGTGGCATAACACCATTAGCGGTTACTCCTACAAACACAAACTTACCTGCTACATTCATTTCTTTTAAATCAGTTTGTGGCGTATCTACCCAACTTATCCACTTACGACCAAGACTATCTGTTTTGACTGGTGGTATTCCTCTAATTGATATTTCCTCTATACCATTATCACCAGTTTTTATAATGTAAGTTTTTACATCAAATAATGCTTTATAGATTTGTGTGCCAAATGATGGTATCCATTCTTTTTCAGGTGTGCTTACAAGTAATGGGATTCTTCTAACAAGTTGGTCAACTTCGGTGGGAGCAATGGCTAAACCCTGCAATGTATTATTTGTTAGAGTGTTCAGGTTTTCCTTAACTCCCATAGATACTATACCATCAACATGGCTGCCTTTGACAACAGTTCCTGTAGCTTTTGGATATTTATTTTTCCCATCCTCAAACATGGCTATAACAGAAGGCACATAACCTAGCGTAGTCGCAAAGACTTCATCACCACCCATTCTGTCTGCTTGTGGAAAAGATATAATCCAACCAACACCAATAGCACCTTGATTAATTAAGTCTACTTGTATTTCTGCTAATCTTCTTCTTGGAAAAGGATAACCACCTTCGTTTTCTACATCTTCTTCTGTGATGTTTAATATTACAAAGTTACCTGATGGCTCATATTTTTTTACAAAGGCATCAAAGGTTTTTAGTTTTAATATTTCAGTTGGTGTGCTTTGAAATATAAGTGGGAGTGATAATAGTATTATTATCGGAAGCAGAAATCTTTTCATCACAAAATAATAGCACAAAAAAAGGCTCAATTAAGAGCCTTGATTTGCTTGACCTTTTTACTAGGCTCTTGCAGATAGTATTTCTTTAGAAATATTAATATGTTTTTGTCTTTCTTCTATTGAAAGTGTTGAAACCTTGTTATTTTTATCTTCTAAATATTTAAGGTAATTTACTAAAACTTCGCTATCTGTTTCTGCAAGAGTTTGTTCTATAGATTTTTTTGCATCTTCTTCCATTTTTTTAGTAAATAAATCATCCATATATCTTGCAACTTCGCTGTGTAGTTTTTTAAAGTATTTAGTTCTTGCATACCAATTTTTCATATCTCTTTCTGCTTCTGCTTCTAAAAAGTAAAGTTCAGTTTCTCTTTCATCAATGCTGTCCATAGTAGTTCCGTAAAGTTCTGATATAGAATCATCATCTAATGAAAAGATTTCCTTTCTAAGATTTTTATATTCTTGATATGACATATAGTCATAATTTGCTATTTTGTTTTTGATTTCGTTTAAGTTTTTCATTTTATTTTTCCTTGCTTTTTAAAGCGTTTTATCAATTTATATAACTTAGTATAATGATTTTGCAACAGAAGTAAACCCATTTTGGAATAATAATTTAATTATTTTATTAATCTAATATTTCTATTTTTGTTGGTCTTTTGAAAAATCCAAAAGATTTATCATTTTTTGAAACTTGAACACTTGCTATAAATTTAATTTTAAGATTCTCTAAATTTTCTTCAATCAATTTATTTGGTACTGAACCCCATAATTTAAAACCTCTTTCGTCTTGAAATAACATTTTAAGAGTTCCACCATATTGATTTTCTTGATATTTTGTATTTAAAATTTTACCTGAAAACTCCAATCTATCTTCTGTGAATGGAACAACCTCAGACCATTCTAAATCTTTATATTGAGATAAGTAATTATTAATAATTTCTGCTGACTTTCTTTCCCATTGTAATTTTTTTCTTAATAATTCTTCTTCTTTGTTATTAAAACCTTCTCCCCAAGCATTCATTTCTTTTTTAGGAGTAATTTTTAAATTATGATTATTTGTGATTTCTTTAGCTTTATTGATAGCTTTGTTGTAATCAGTAGATAAATTTTGGATATGTGTAGAATCTATAAAAGGTTGTGCAATACCATCAAAATATCTTGTGTTAATAAATGTTTTTCTTAATGTATAAAATACATCATTTGAATTTTCAGTATGCCCTGTAGAAATAAAATAATAACTTGGATTGTTATTAGCAAATTCTAATTCTATTTTATTGTTCATTTGATTTATATTCATTTTATTAATTTATCAATTTATATAACTTAGTATAATGATTTTTACAGGAATGTAAACCCTTTTTGGAATATTTATTTAATTAATTTTTATGCTATAATTTTTGTGGGTGTTGTTGACATATCTGCAGCGTGTTAAAAAAAATTGTTGATAACGCCCTCTAATTTTCTTGAGTTATTTTTATTGTACTACCCTCACCACCATTAATGGTAACAACATTGGACACACCATTTTGAATAAAGATAACTGTATAACTTGCACTACCATCTATATCAACTCTTGCTGTACTGTCTACACTTCTTAATAAAGCCAACTTTTCACCAGTATAAAATGTTGTTATTTGCGTATCTAAATCTTGACCTAGTTTTGTTCCTTTAATATTTGTTGATATACCATCTTGAGCTAAAGCGTCTTCTTCTTTTACAACTTGCAAAGCATCAATAACATCAAGCAAATCTTCTAAAAAGTTTACGTCAAGATAATTAATATCAAGTTCTGTAAATTCTAGTTCATCTTCTTTTAAAAAATCTTCTTCTAGGTAATCTATATCTAAATCATCAAAGTCTAGTATATTTTTTTTCTGTGAAACAACTTCTTCACCTTCTATGATTTCTTCTTCAGGCGGATTGACAATTAACATATTGTCAATAATGTCTAATGTTAAATCTAAGATAACTGGTTTACTGGGTGCATTTTCAAATACAGAAACAGTGGTTGCTTGAAAGGGTTTGTTTAAAAGCACACTACCAGTTGCTGTAATGACTTCTATTTCACCGCTTGATAAACCATAAGCATCAGGTAGTAAGACAATAAGACTGCGACCTAGCTCATCTACTGTAGCTGTGAAATCTGTACCTCTAATGGCAATATTTGCTGTAGGTGTTTTAAGTTGTATGTTTTGTTTATCTATTCTATTTAGATTGCCTGTAATAAATCTTGCTGTACCAAGACCAAAAGTAAGAGCCATCTTTGATTTAGATGGGTTAGGGTCATAGATATATTCATCTATAAGTAGTTCAGAGTGTTCTGTAAGTCTTACTGTAGAATCATCAAGAAAAGTAATAGCCATACGACCATTAGTTGTAATGGCTTCATCATTACTTTGTATGCCTAGATTAACTTCAGCTTTTAAAGGTTCATCTCTTACTATTTGTGCAGAACCATTAAGTTCTGAAATATCCCCAATATCAACAGCCTGTTGCTGTTCCCCCATCATTTTGAGTGATACAAATATTAGAGTTAGATGTAGTAGTTTCAATTTTTAACCAATCCCTTGCTAGTGTAGATGATTGTATGATGTTAAAAGTATTACTGCTACCATCTAAATCCATGTAAAAATAAGCTGAATCAGATGATGTATTTCCTGCATATCCACTACCTGTAAAGTTTATAGTGTTTGAACCACCATTAACATCCATATAATTAATTGCATTGGCATAATCAATATCAAAATCAAATTGATTAGAACTACCTAATATAATCCAATCTAAGTCAAGATAAGATGAATCAGCATTTTCTGCAATTTTAATATCAAAGGTATTGCTACTACCTGTAACATCTATATTCATATCAATATAGTCAGCAGATATTAAACCAGT